TTACTCAAACGGGGCTTCGAGGAAGTTAGAAACGATATCAATTAGCTTGGCTTCCGCTTGCGGTTGCAACTCAGCATTATCGAGTGACCCTTTGAACGGCAAGTACGGGCGCGCCGGGATATCGATTGAAAACGGCCCGACCTCTGACCATGTCTCGCGGACTCTCTTATGTGCATCGGCCCCCTTGGTCTTTGCAAATACTGCAAGCCGCTTGTCTTTCGGCTGGCGCAGCAGCTCGCCCTTAGCGTCGGTGCGCAAGGTGGTTTTGGTCGAGTATGCAGCACGATCAATTGTCCCACCGACCTGCTGAATCAGTGCGTAATCCGAAGCATTGCCACCAGCGCCAACCAAGGCCCAGTCATCGCCAGATATCGACGACACACTGCTGGCAAGAAAACCTTCATCCTGCAAAATGTTGAGCAAGGACTTTCCTTTTTGACGCTTCAGGCGATCGCGCTTGGTCGCAGCGGTCAGCGGCATCCAGTCTGGCCGGCCCTCGGCTTCGAAGTTGGCCTCAGTCTCAAATTCGAGCATTCCAGCGATCTCGCCGAACAAGCTCGCCGGCTTCTTCAGCCGAGAGGCGAGCTGTCGAAATTTCTCTGCTCCAATTGTCGGAGTAACGATTTTTGCAGTCACTTGAAGCTCCTCTTAGCCGCCCCTTCGAGCTCCCGTAAAAACCCCTCGAAAACCTCGGCGTCGCTCTTTGAGGCTACGTTAACTGGCGTTGTTTTGCCGCCGTTGATCGATAGATCGATACGGAATGACGAAGCGGGGATCTGAAGCGCTGAACGCGGATTGCTATGTTTTTCTGATGGTGTGTCCTGCCTAGCTTCTGTCGTGGCTGTTTTAGCAACCTCAATCAAGGCTGCATCAACCGCCTTACTCATCATGGCGTTCTGAATCATTGGCGTAATGAGCGCGCTCGGTGATTTCTCAGCGATCATTTCAGCGTAGATTTTCGCTGCGCCCTCGCTGACGGCGGTAATCTGATCCCCCTTGGCTCCCCGCCCCTTTGCCAATCCGGAAAAATCGATTCCAGCCGAGGGGGATTGATATCGTGCATCAGCAGCATTTCGCAGCTTTTCGTCGGCATCACCAGCGGACTTGGCAACGCCGTCAAGGGACTCAGCCAGCTTGTCGTAATCCTTGGCGGCCTTCTGGGCCGACGTACGTCCGAAATCGGTTGCGTCGGCCAGTTCGCGCAATCGTTTTGCAGTTTCTTCAGCGATATCCGCTTCAATTTTTTTGACTTCTGCCGCCGCCTCGGCCGCAGCCAGTTCTTTAGCTTTTTCCTCCGTAAGCTCACCCGATCTTTTCAGTTCTTCCCGGCGAGCTTTAACGCCAGCAAGAATTGCTTCAGCCTCCGCTGCCTTTGCCTTGGCTGTCAGTTCCGCCAGCTTGATTTCCAGGTGTTTGATTTCAGCCAGAGCCTCAGTTGCTTCCCTCTCCCTGCCTTTCTCTTTTGCAACAGCGGCAATCGTCCGTTGTTGCTCAATGGCCAGCCGGATGCCCGCTGCATCAACGGCAAGCTGAGCTTCTTTTTCCGCGCTCCATTTCGAAAGCGCACCCCGAGCACTCTCATAGGCCGCCGCCTCAACCTGGGCGCGTACCGCAGCCATCTGCGATTTTTCTGCCTGGGCGCCGGCAGCGGCGGCATCGGCGGTGCGCAGCTCGGCGAGCTTGGTCAGGCCGTCGATCACCTGTTGCTGTTGTGCCGTTGCGCCGCCGGCGGCTTCGGCTTCCTCGACCAGGCGGGCAACATGCTCAGCGGCTGCCGCCGCCTCTTCCCGCCGGCGCTCTGCCACTTCGGCCAAGGCCTGAGCGTCGGCTTTTGCGGCATCCGCCCGCGCCCGGCGGCGGTCTGCCTCGCTACCCAGGGCTTCAGCGGTCTCGATGGCGGCGGCGCCTTCTTCCTTGGTTGCCTCGGCCATTTTGATCGCCTGGGCGGTCGCTGCGGCGGTCGATTCCTTGACCGCACCAAACGCCACATTGAGCCGTGTCCAGTCGCCGGTCGCGGCCTCAGTGACCTGTGACTGGCCCTTAGCCTGCGCAAGCATCTTCTGGCCGACATCGTCCAGGCCGGCGGCAACGAGCTGGTTGTGCTGCGCGATCCGGACCGTGCGTTCGCGCACTTCTTGCTCGATCTCGGCAAACGCCTGCTTTGCATTCTCGGAAAATCCGTTTACCCCGATGTCGCCATTCGCCAGCGCGCCCATCAGCACACCGATGTTCTTGCCCAGAGAAACAATGCCGGTCGATACGCCGAACACGACAGCCTCCATCGACTCCAGTGCGCCCTTGAGCAGTTCGACGGCGCCGGCGTCGCCGATGGTCGTATAAGCCGACTGCACGGCGTTCTTGAAGTGATTCCATTCCTGGGTCAGCGTTTCTGCACTGGCGTCGTTGTAGAGCTTGTTCAGACCGCTGGCGAGCGCCGGGAACAGCTCATCGGCCGTCATCTGCCCAGTCTCGACCAGCTTGATCAACTGGGCGGTCGTAATCCCCAGGCCGTCGGCCGTCGCAGTCAGCGCGCCTGGCAGGCGTTCGCCGAGCTGCTGACGCAACTCTTCCATGCTCACAACGCCCTTGCTGGCCATCTGCTGCAGCGCAAGCAAGGCACCCTCGGTTTCGGCCGATGTCTTCCCGGCCAGGCTCATCGCCCGGGCGACCGATTCAAAGACCGCGCGTGTCTTTTCCCCCTCGGCAGCGGTGCCCTTCGTCGCCGCCATCATGCTGGCGTACGAGCGCGCAACGCCCACTTGCTCCAGGCCGAGACGCTCGGCAACCTGCCGCGCGTAATCCATTTCTGCCGAGGCAACCTCGGCCGAGCCGGTCACGGCAACAAAGCTGCGCTCGATGTTCTCCAGCTCGGCATTGACCGCGATGAACTGGCGAGCCAGCTCAAGACCACCGACCGCCAGGCCAAGCTTGCCCAACAGCCCGGCAGCGTTACTGGCGCGACGGCCGACGCCGTCGAGCGCTTCGCCGCCGGAAGCGGCCTCCTGTTTCAGTTCAGCCAGGCGTTGCTGGGCAGCACGGAAGGCGCGGTCAAATTCATCGCCGGTCAGGTCGGCACGACGCGCCAATGCCAACAGCGCCTGATTGACCTCCAGGATGTCCGCGTTGATCTGGTCGGCTGAGCGAATGCCCAGCTTATTCATCTGAGCATCCAGCGATTTGACCGCCTGCCCGGCGCGCTTAGCCGCCGGATCGATATTCCCCAGGGCGGTGCTGGTGGCGTCAGCCGCAGCCACACCGCTTTTGGCGTCGCCGGTGATTTTCAGACCAACTTCGACAGTTTTATTGCTCATGTTTTTTGAATAACGGGCGTAATATCAAGGTGGAAATGCGCGAAACCGGCTGGGCCTACGACCAATAGTCGGCTGACAGGGTGGGGTGCTAGCGTAGGCGGGGCATGGACCACACTAACCGTTTCCCCGGCCGGCATTGCTGGCCGGTTTTGTTTCAGATGGCGACATCCTGTAGGCCAGCGATAGCGGGCTGTTGGGCACCAAGCCAACCGACGTGGCGCAGGTACCACTTGCCAGGCTTGGGGTTGTTTGGATGGCTCGGGGAATAGAAGCTCGCGCTGCGTTTCTTGAAACGGCCTTCCTTGAGCATTTGCGCGAAACCGTGGGCGACCTGTTTTACAGCCATCAAAAGGCGCCCATCTTCCGTTGCTTGCAGCCCTTTCACCCAACCTTGAGCAGGGCCATCGGTCTGTGGATGCCCCAGTACCAGCGGGGCTTCACGTAACTCGGGGGAATAGTTCTGCGCGATGTCCTGGATATCCTCGAACGAGAAAAACAGGGATTGACCGTTATCCGTGACATGCCGGCCAGCCCTGAAGATTTCGACCAATTGGCGCTCAATGGCGCTCGCAGGTGATTGGTCGATCGGTGCCAACCCGATCTCGCTGAACGAGACCATTGACGCATCATGGCTGGCGTAACTGGAGGTGCTGAAGCCACATACAGCAGTAAGGGCTTCGGCATAGCTGACCTGGTGTTTTGCTGAATAGGTACGCGCCCGAAAATCCAGGTGCGCATCGGTGTCGCTGGCAGGCATGGCGGAAAACTGAGCGGATTCGGTATGTATCGCGGTCAATTCGACGACTCGGCCAAGCGCTTCGGCGTAGCTCAGACAGTGATCTTTCGCATACACCAATGTCTTGGCGTGCAATTGTTCGTCAGTCATTTGGCTTGCTCCTGATACCCATCGAAATCGATGCCCATGGAGCGCACTTGCTCTGCTTCGCGGACGGCGCAGGGGAACCCGCGCCTTGGAGTCCATTCAATAGGGCCCTTGAAGACACACTTGCGGTCATGCAGAAATCTGCGCCCATCAAAGGCTGGGAGCTCATATGCTGGCAGTACAAGACCGCCACCGTTCGGCGAGATGCCGGGCACATGACCAAGGCTGACCAACAAAGCTGAGAGACCTTCCAGGCGATGATGTTCCCGGAGCAAAGCATCGGCCATTTCCAGATAGCGCACGGCGACCGCATTGCTTTCGGCCAGCAGGAAATTACGAATGAGGCCCGGCAAGGCTACACGAAGAACGCTCAGCGCTTCTTCTTGACTGGCGACTTTCCTTTGCAGCCCGGCGATAGTTTTGCGGCAGCGCTCGATTTCCGGTTCGAATTTCAGAAGCTTGAGTTTTGCGGCTTCAATTTCGCCGGCAAGGCTGTCGAGCGTGGTTTTATCCGCATCGTCGGCAACAGCCTCGGCGAGCGCGTCTTCGTACTTCCGATTCAGCGACTCAAGATCGGGTTTTTCGGCGAGTAGCGCAGCGAGCGCATTTTCCTGCTGGGAAAGGGTGTTTTGGAGAGATTGAAGCACTGACGCGGCGGCTTGAATGTTTGCCTGGTGTTGAAGCAACGCAGCCTGTTTCTGGGCGAGGTCATCTTGATGGTCCATGGTTTGAAGTCCTATCGGTAGCGGTTAGTTGGCAGCCAGGTCTGAAGACATGGCGATTCGAAAAGTGGCATAGCGCGGCATAACGCTTACGACGAATTGCTCAGGGGGATAGCTCAGGATGTAGCCCACCCTGCCGTAGTTGCCATCAGGCAGCACGTGAACATCAGACGGGCCAATACCAATTGCATCGGCCATCGTGGAAATTAGCTTGTCAGCATCTGAGGCACCCTTGATCCAAGGGGTGGCCAACAATTCAGGCACCAAGTGGCCAAGCTCGCCAATGCAAAATAGCCGATAGCCTTGAGCCAATGCGGCTCTTGTCATGTGCCCGATGAGCTCTTCTCTCATGAAGTTCTCCCGCCGCGACTTTTGTTCCTGAAAATCGCGACGATGTTCCGGATACGCATTTCCGAAAGACCATAAGAGCGAGCCAGCTCCTGATAGTTTTGGCCGGTGAACTCGCTGAATATCTTTTTGTTCCGGACGGACATCGTCACGAAAGTGCATCGCGGCAGGTAGAGGCCCATACCCCCCCATTCGGCAACCAACTCGTCACAGACATCGCTGGCGAGTTCTTCAGCCATATGACGACTCTCATCGCCGAAGCGTTTCGTTACCCCCTGAATGATCTCGGCTGTCAGAAATTCGTACAGTTCGTAGCCTGCTGTCTTGCCCATGTATTCACCAAAGCACTTTTGTGAGATGGCTTCATCATGAATAAAGGCGATGCACCACCCTATATAAAAGGTTTTAAATTTTTCGTTTTATGGGTCGAGGCTTGAAATCGGCACCCACACCGATGACGAAACCACCCGAAAACAGTGCACAAAGGTGCACAAATCGATTTGTGCACCTTGGCTGGCATCCTTCCTGCAGCCGCCCAAAAAAAACGCCGGAATCGCTTCCGGCGTTGTTCGTGAAAATTTCGTCAATTTCGCTGGGGCGGCGACGCAGCCAATGCCGATTGCCGTTGAACGGCTCGAACGAAGCGCCCTTGCTGTTTTGGCATCTTGTTCTTGGCCTGACGAACGGCAGCGGACGTGACTTCGACCCGTGGCGGGTAGTTGCTCAGGGCAACCACCTCCACCAGCAGGCCTCGCATCTCAATCAGCCGCTTCGTCTCCTGCCAGTCGGGCTCAAAATGTCATTCAGCGCTCGCGATCTCGAAAACTGTCTGCGCAGCCGCCGCCAGTTCGGTACAGCTTGCCTCGCGCCTGGCGACGGTTCGCGTCGCATCAAGGATGCGCCGGACGGTGTTCACCTTGGCCGCTTCGACCTCGATGGCCTTGGCGCAGCCGATGGCATGCTTGTCGAGCGCGTTGAAGCTCTCGCCTCTGCCGGTCGTCATGGCGTCGGCGCACTCGGCGAGCAGGAGCACGAGGTCGTTTTCTTCCTCTGCATTAAGCTGCTCGCCGTCAAGCAAGCGATTCGATACCAGGCGAAGGATAGCCCTGATCCTACTCTCGCTTTCCGACAGCACATTGAATGCATCGGTGAAGCCAGAAAGGTGCAGCGCCCAACCAGGATTGTTTTCCAGCATGTTCATTCCTCCTCTTGATTCGCTGCGAGCTCACATGCCTTGACCACGGCGTGCGACATTTCGACCAGGTAGAACGCCGACCAGAAGCGAGCACCGTCGCCACCCGGGCTGGCGTTCATCACGATGTTTTCGACCACGGCTTTGCATGCGGCCAGCATGTCAGACGCTTCGGCCAGGGCGACGCTGAGGTCGATGCCGGGGTTGATCGAGAACAGCGGACTGCGATCAGGGGCGGCGCACGGGAGAAAACTGACGGCGCGGGTCTTGCGGTCGACGGCCGTTGAGCGTTGATTTTCAGGCATGGTGGCGAACCTCCTCGAAAGCGACAGCCGCCCAGGCGGTGCCGTTGAACTTGTGGGCCAGGCGGCTGGCGACATCGAGCGCGCTGAACTGGCTCGCGTAACGGGCGGCGCGGTCAATCTGCTGGCCGACGATGGCGCCGGTGGCGCTCAGGCTGACGGCGTAGCGCCCCTGCAGGCGGTTGAAGATATCCGACGTGCAGTACACCAGGAAAGTTGTCTGTTCAGGCATGGCCGCGCACCTCTTCGTAATAGTTGGCGATGAACAGCGAAGCGCCCTGGTATTGCATGTGGGCAGCGGTGAGCAGGTCGAGGCGGGTTTGCTGATCCGGCGCGAACCCGATGCCGGCGAGCAGGCCGGCAGCGCTTTCCAGTTGCATTTGTGCTGCCCCGAGGTTGTCGCCTTGCCAGCCAAAGGAACAGAGCTTCGGCAGCTTTTCGGAGCGGGGGCGGGAAGGCAGCGCCGGGGCTCGCTGGGTCGTTCCTTCGCGGCTGGCGTGACCTTCCGTCCAGTAGCGCCACAGGGCGTCGTCACATTCGTCCTGATAGGCTTCCATCTTTTCCCGGATTTCTGGCTTGACCTTGGCCGCATTGATGCTCGCCAGCCAGCCGGAGAGCTTGCGCACGGGAATGCAAATGCTTTGTTGGTCGCCGCCAGCAGTGGGGGTAAGGGTAAACCGGACACCCCAACGCTTGGGATTCAAGGTCAGCTTTTCGTGCTGTCCTTGCCACGAAACACCAATTGCCTCGCAGATGGGGCGGGCGGGTGTGAAGGGTTCGCCTTCAATCTCTACCAGGTAGAGCGTATCGCCGCGAAAGGCGACGGGAAGAAGATCAGCCATGATGGCTCCTAGTTGATTGTTCAAATTGGCCCCTGTTCAGGGGGCGGCCAGGTACTTGAACACCGCAACTAGACGGCCCGCAGTCTTAGCCCGAAGGCTATTGTTCGACTGACGCGCTACCCGGCCATAGAGAAACTATGGGCGTAAAAAATCCACTTGTCTGACGGGAGTGGCTACCGCTAGTTGAGGTGTGTTCAGCACCGAGGTCCATTTTGCGCCCGTCATCGTTTTCCGGTCAACCTGTTTTTTCGGCCGGTTTCCGGCCGGGCCAAATGCGCAGACGTATTCGTATTTGCTGCCACTGAAATGCAGCGGCTAGCGCCCTGGTCAGGGGCCGTATTTGTCCCTGAATGCCTGGCGCTTTTGAGCACACTGGGCCAGCTTGGCCGAGTGCTGCGCCTGGAGTGATTGCATCTGGGTCTGTCGGCGCTGCTGGTCGAGCTGTAGCGCTGCCGCCGAGGCAAGGTTGACCGGCTGGCCGCTCGGTGCGCTTGCCGCCAGTTGATTGACCTTCGCCAGTATGCTGGAGGCCTGTGACTCGCACCTGTTGATGTCAGCTTGCGCCGCATCTTTCTCCCGCTCAAGGATTCTCGCCTTCACGCGTTCATCGATAAAGCGTTTGTCCTGTTCAAGCTTTTCGCGTTGAGCCTGAATATTGTCGCTCGCTGGGCGATGAGTGGTGTCAGCCACCGGCATGTCATCGGCTCGCCGAGTCACACCAGTACACGGCCGGTCCTGGATGATCGTGGCGCCATTGACCTTGCACTTGTATGGCTGGGCGCTTATTGTCGTCGACGCCAATAGCAGAGGCAAAATGGTCAGCAATATTCGAGGAGAGATCATGGATTCCGCGCCACCAGAGTTGAATTGTCAGGAAAACATGGATGAACGCTTTGAATTCATCCCGAACCACCTGCGAGATTATGCACTTGGGTTGGAAGCAAGTATTGACGCCCTGAGGGCGGAGCGGGAAACGAAGCGCCAGCAATCAAAGCGCTAACAGGGTAGCTGTTTTGACTGCTGGCAGAGGAGCTAGCCGGGCTCCTGCTCGTGCTTCTCTCGGTTCTTCTTCCAGCCTTGCAGCGCGTTGATCAGGTTGCCGATTCCTTTCTGATCCAGGAATCTTGGGTGGTCCTTCTTGGCGACCTTGCGGCAGAGTGTCACCAGTGCGGGATCATCCATCGTTCCGGTCATGCCGACCTTTTTCGAGAGGTCGAGGGCGTATTCCCACTGCTTTTTCGTGGGCCTGCTTTGCCGTCCGGCGCTGGCCGGCAACTGCTCAGACTTCTTGTCCACGACACCAAGACTCTGCAGATAGGTGACCAGGTGCGAAAGCTCCCGGTCGGTGCACTCAGTGCTGCTGTGTTTTCCGACTTGCTCCTGCATCCAGCCGCGATAGGTCTCGTCATCCCAGCCGAGACAGCGCCGGCCGAGGTGGATCATCTTGATCAGGGCCGGGCGGTTCATTGCAGCCCCGGCTTCATCTGTGCAGCCAGTTGGCTGAGTAGATCACCGGTCAGCCGCTGACCGCCGAAGAGATTTTCAGCCATGCGGATCACGTCCGCCAGGGCGCGCAGCCCGCCATTCTGGCCCGGCCGCGTGGCGATCGCGGCCGCACAGCGGGCGAGCTTGGCGCGTTCCTGGCCGCTGAGGACGTCCGGCAAGCCGTGCCAGACCAGCCAGGCGTCGACGTCGTCAGGGGTTGTGGCCGGGAAGTCGAAACGATTGGCGCGGCTGGCCAGGGCGCCGAAGGTGCTTTTCTTGCCCCAGACGGTAGTCGACAAATCCGGGTTGCCGATCATGGCGATGCCGATGCCGAAATCGTCGTAAAGACTGGGGATGACATCAAGCGCTTCGCCGAGGCGCTGGCACTCTTCAAGAATCAGGAAATCACCGGGCCGCAGGGTGGCGCCAATCGCTTCCATCGTGTTGCCTCGACGGTGGCTTCCGGGGTTGGCGCCAATGGCATCACGAATTTTTTCGAGGGCGGCGACGGGCTTGCAGTCGGTCCTGTCGAACTGGATGCGGACGGCGCCGGGGCGGTTATAGGTGCGTGGGTGGGTGGCTGCGTAATACTTCGCGGCCTGAGTCTTGCCTATGCCCCATGAACCAGTAATGGCGATCAGCTCGCGGCGTTCGTGCGCCGCTGCGAAAAGGTTCTGCAGGGCCTTGAAGGTTGGCGTATTGGCGCAGGCCGCATCGTCTTCAGGGCCAACCTCTTCGGCTGCCAGCCAGGAAGCAAGGTTTTCGAAGGCTTCGCTGGTTTTGGGGAATGCATTGATTCCCGACGTCATGCCGAGGTCGACAAATCCTTTCAGATCAGAAGCATCAAGGCCGGTAATGACTTGCAGACGGGGCAGGCTGATTGTTCCAGCCGCCAAGCGAGCACGGACGGCGTCGAGGACTGCATTTTTTTTATCCTCTTCAACTATTTGAAGTTGAAGTTGTTGCTTTCTCCATTCGTCCATTTTGCCTCTGTCTCCTTTTTCCCGAAGTTCTTTCGGCATTCCTTCTGAGAAAAGCGGATTTGCTGCTGCTAAGTGCCTATATTTTTCGTCTATCATGGCTATGCCTTTCGTGGATTCGCTGAGAGGTGTTTCATGAGGTCAAACGCCGGAGGTTCCGGGTTTGGCTTTTCCTTTTTGTCTGGCCGGACCAAAAGGGTTTGAATGGGGTCAAACGGTGTTCCCGCATCGTTTGGCCCTTTTTCTTGCGGGCGAGGGCTGAATATCTCGCCGGTGTTGGGGTGGCGCTGCTGCCCTGGTAGCAGCTTAGGCGGCGGTTCTGTTGCCTCGGCAATGGCGGCAGATACGGCTTCGCCCTGCCCGTTGAAATCGATAGTGATGCCTTCGGGCATGTCGGGGGCCGGGGGAAGGGCTTCCAAGTGCCTGCGAGCTTCTTTGAGAAGGTCAACGCGGGTTGTGTCGGCCTTCATGGTTCGTATGTGCTCGTTGAGCAGGGCGGCACGGCGAGACTGTTCTTTCGCGCCAGCCGGGTCACCGTGATTGAAGGTGTTGCCCATCGGGATGGCGTGCATCCTTTCTGCATCGTCGATGTAGAAGGTCAGGCTGCGATCCCACTTGGCGATGAGAATGTCGACTGATTTCCCGATTTTCGGCACCAATGCATCGACCATACCCCAGGCGCCGTCAACCCGAATGCCGCCAGGGTGGACCTTGAGCCTCTTGACTTCGGAGAAGGCGTGATAGAAGACTTCCCGCTTTGGATAGATGGGGCACCATCCTTCGCTGATGAATTTGCGGCGCTTGTCGTAAGGGCTGCTCCCATCCACTTGGGGTGTATTTCGGTAGATTTCGAGGCAGGTATTCAGGTCGCGTTCGAATTCGGCCTCGTCACCTCGGTACGCTCGGGGCGCTTCGCCAACTTTGTGTGTCCTCTTGTTCATACGGTCGCCCCCGATCCAGCCCGGCATCAGTGAGAAATAGCCGCGCTCCAGGATGCCGAAGACGCCTTCAATCTGTTTGGCCGGAGCGTTGTAAGGGCGTGCCCTGATGAGGGCGCGAGATTCATGGGCTGGTGTTGCCGCATCGATATCGATCAATTTTCCAATGGCGTCTGCTTCAGCGAAAAATGCTTCGAAAGCGTTGGTTAATTTCGCTAGTGCTTTAAAGCCATCGATCCAGTATTTGTCTTTGTATTCAGAACCGTTGTCCAAGTAGAGCGCACGCGGTAGGCCCCAAGCATTGACCATGTCGACGAACGAACGGGCAATATCTTCCTGGCGAATGCCCCGGCCCTTGTCGAGCAGTACGGTGGTGACAAAGATGTCGTAGGTGGCTAGATCAAGCCAGGCGATCAGGCGGGCGTTAACTTCGCGCCCGTCGTGAGCCTTGATCACATCAAGCGGGTGAACGTCGCCGATGACGACATCCCCCGGTTTGAGCCCTTCCCGGTTCCGCTGGATGCGCGGCGTGTGTTCATCCATGAACAGCTTGGCGTGGCGTTCCTTGATGGCTATCAGGCTGTATTCACGATATCGCTCAACGAAAGGCCGGCCAATCTGGCAGTCCTGCATTCTGACCTCGTTCCAGCCGGCTGCCTGGCACAGTTCGAGGAGTTTTGACGTTGATAGCTGCTCGATCCGCTTGGCACCAGGTGCGCCGCCCGCCCAGAGGCTTCTTACATACTGTTCAAGAGCCGCAGCGATTTCGGCCTTTTTTACATCGGGAAGTGGGCACGTTTGATCCCACTTGCGGGAAACGAACTGCCGATGCGCGCCTTTGTCTTCCCGCGCTTTCCGTGACAGTCCATCAATATTGCCCGCGTCAATGTCTGCTATCCAGGCTCTGAGGGTCCGGATGGAAAAGCGCTTTGGATTGCCGCTGATGGTGGCGTGTTCTGCCTGCGCGATGGCTTCCAGCGCAAGCCCCCGCGCCTTTGAGTTCTTGGGGTGAATCAGGGCCGGGCCGAGGATGGAAAGCTTCCATCGTTGTTCCGTGGCAGCCTGGACGATACTCCGGTTGTACTTCTCCGGTGCACTGAGAACAATCGACCCCGAAAACTCGGCCGGTGTTTCGCTATGGGAAAGTTTGTTTTCCTGTGGGAAAATAGCCGGCGGGGAATAGGGCTGTTGTTTGAGCGCTGAATCAGCTCTCATCAATGATCCCATCCTTGATGCCGAGCAGGACGGCGATTTTGTGGCTTGCGCCAAAGTTGCACGGGCGTTTTTTGCGTAGCACGTCCCTCACCTGATCAACGGTGAAGCCGTGACTTTTCGCCCAGGCAGTTACCGATATGCCGCGCCGAGCAAGTTCTTTCTTGGCTTCTTCTCGGCTTTTGAGTTGTGCAGGAGTTCCCATTTGAGCACCTTCTTGCAGAGTTTTTCGGGACAATGATGGACAATATTGAGCACACAGTCAACGATTCTTTGTTTGCGGGCACGATTGGCGCGAGGCTTCGTGTAGAAAGGGAAAGGCTGCAGCTATCCCAAGAAGCATTTGCCAACAAAGCCGGGGTCCATCGTCGGACCCAGGTTAACTACGAGGCAGACGAGCGCAGGCCGGATGCTGATTACCTGGCAGCAATCGCTGGTTTCGGGGCCGATATCGCATACATCGTGACGGGAAGCCGGGGGCTCTTGGTTAAGCAGCCTTGGCCTGACGATGCGCAAATCTATGTCAGTTTGATTGATGCGATTCGCGCTGAGCTTGGTATATGCAAGAAAGACTACGACCCGGACTGGCAGTGGCTTTTTGACTTGCTCAAAGCGGATTGGGCTGATTTCGTGAAGGGGGCCGATTCTTCCCGTGGTATCGGCTGGCATTGCAGGTCTTTGCTGAGCAAGAGCCCCTACGTTGAATTCAATGCGGATCGCTTGGCCGATCTATTGGAGCGTATTGAGTTTGTTGCTGAGAGCGAAGGGCGGGTTCTGAGCGCCAGAGACAAGGCGTCTGCTGTTATGGCCCTGCGGGCTGAAGGGGCGCCAGCAGCGTCGCCACCGCCGTTGGTCGCGGTGAAAGCCGTGTTGCAGCGACTGGGCGCGTAGCGGCGGAAATGAAAAGGCCCGGCCAGTTCCTGGTCGGGTCGGGGCGGTTCAGTGTGGTCCATGCCCCGCCTGCGCTATCCGTGCCATGCCGCCCTGATAGCTGCGGGTGAGATAAGCGGCCAATCCGCCATGTTTAGCTGAGCGCAACATAATTTACCGCTGCTAAAGTTCTCTGCCACCGCCGTGTCGCTATATCCCGCAATTTTTCGCTATATCCCGGCAAAATAATTGCTGCAGCCACGGCAGAATAATTACTGCAGGCCCAGTGGAAGCCGGAAAAGAAAAAACTTCCACCCTGCTCTTGAAATCGGCCAAGGGCGTCACTATTATTAGCACTCACTGACGACGAGTGCTAACAAACGCCCGCGTCGGTCCCGGTGCCGCAGCCGCGTGCCCGGCCAATTTCAGTGTTTTGCAGATAAAACTACAGGAGCGATATCCATGAACATCCGTCCTTTGCACGACCGTGTGATCGTCAAGCGCGTCGAAGCCGAGCGCACCACTGCCTCCGGCATCGTCATCCCCGATTCCGCTGGCGAAAAGCCGGATCAGGGTGAAATCCTGGCCGTCGGCCCGGGTAAGCGCGACGACAACGGCAAGCAGATCGCCCTCGACGTCAAGGTTGGCGATCGCGTCCTGTTCGGCAAGTACGCCGGCCAGGCCGTCAAGGTCGATGGCCAGGAAGTCCTGGTCATGCGTGAAGAAGACATCATGGGCGTGCTGCAGAAGTAATTCCTGCATCCGACCTATTCCACAGAACAATTTTCAGGAGCTATTCACATGGCAGCCAAAGAAGTCAAATTCGGTGATTCCGCCCGCGCCCGTATGGTCGAAGGCATCAACATCCTGGCCGACGCGGTCAAGGTCACCCTCGGCCCGAAGGGCCGCAATGTCGTGCTCGAGCGTTCGTTCGGCGGCCCGACCGTGACCAAGGACGGCGTTTCCGTCGCCAAGGAAATCGAACTGAAGGACAAGTTCGCCAACATGGGCGCCCAGATGGTCAAGGAAGTTGCTTCCAAGACTTCCGACATCGCCGGTGACGGCACCACCACCGCCACCGTGCTGGCTCAGGCCATCGTCCGCGAAGGCATGAAGTACGTTGCCGCCGGCATGAACCCGATGGACCTCAAGCGCGGCATCGACAAGGCCGTCGCCGCCACCATCGAAGAACTGAAGCAGATCTCCAAGCCGTGCACCACGACCAAGGAAATCGCCCAGGTTGGTTCGATCTCGGCCAACTCCGATTACTCGATCGGCGACATCATTGCCGAAGCCATGGAAAAGGTCGGCAAGGAAGGCGTCATCACCGTTGAAGACGGCAAGTCCCTGGCCAATGAACTCGACGTCGTCGAAGGCATGCAGTTCGACCGCGGCTACCTGTCGCCCTACTTCATCAACAACCCGGACAAGCAGGTTGCACTGCTCGACAACCCGTTCATCCTGCTCTTC